CCTCCAATACCCGTTATGGCTGACATTAATGTTTCTAAACTCTCTGTACCACCTCTAATATTAGCCTCAGCGGTATCGAGTTCAGTTTTTGTTGGTGTGTCATAAGCATTTAATGAAGTAGTTACCGCAGTTCGTATTGAAGTTTTACAGGTTGCGTTAAAATCATTTGTTCCGGCAGATAATAGTTCCGTTGTCTTGGCGACTGTAGAATCCAATGCGGTGGTAGCGAGTATTGAATCCACAATCCCATCAATTGTATTAACGCTAGTCTGAGTTGCCGCAGTCTTACTAGCATCATAAGCCGAAGTCAATGCGAACCCAGTCTTGTCAACCACAGTAGCATCAACCCTATCCGCCGTAGTGAATGTTAGGCTATCAGTCTTTGCTTTTATTGCATCAACAATAACTTTAAGTAATACATAAACGTTCTGAATAAATGCCTCGATATTACACCTCCATCAAGATACAGTTCTTATCATAGTTGTAATTTTCCCACTCGAATACCCATAAGTATTCCTAATGGTCTTAGCTACGGGACTAGTAAAAACTCCCTCGGCATAATTAACTGTCCCATCCATATTATAATTAAATGTTATAATTCCAATAGGAGAAGTTAAATATTCAATCGTAGCAATATTATCTCCAGAGTATGAGTACGCAATTGACCCAGCTAAATGATTGAACATACCAACATACTGAAATAAGTCAACTTCGTCATTAACCTCAGTGGTAATTTGAGTCTTAATGTCGTCAAACGTAACCCTCTTGCCTACGTTTTGATCGGCGGCCTGTTCGATTATAAACATATCTCCAGAAGCTAATGTAACTACTGGGTCTAATTCATGTATGTATAGAGAATCAGTATCTATTCCTGGCATTAAGCATCTTCTCCTTGGAGTATCATATCATCGCCATGATCTAAAAGCAATCTATTAGTTGCGCCAACTCTAAGCATTTGTGTTCCACTTATCCTAAGATTATACCACATCTTACCAACATTAAGTCCAGCATTAGGCTCAACTTCAAGATATAACTCAACGGGTTCCGGTACCCAATCTGCGTAATCAAGCAAGAAGTCATTAGGGTTCCATTGTTGCGTTACGATTCCACTAAACAATATCGTAGGTTTATTTGTGTAATTATTTACGCTTAAACTAAATCTATGTGAGTTGGCAATATTATTACATTTCGATTTGATCGCTCTAATCCTATATCCAGAATTGTCTATGTCGGCCTGATTCAGATCTGAATTAAAACTAGTCTCAGATAACATTGAGTCCTTATAGTATTGGACTGTTATCTCGCCAGTATCATCTGACTTGGCTATAGGTACGATATGATTAAGTCTAGTAAAAATTACCTAATCCTCCTTATAGCATAATACGGAGTTGTTACCCTCACAGCATTACTTGCACCCGATAAATCTGTCCCGTTCTTGGTGACAATATAATAATTATACGATGTTCCCGCAACACGATTTTGCGGCGAATAAGTTTCTATTGCGATAGGTACGCTTGCAATCCAAGTCCCATTTTGATATATCTGTGTTGAGTCACCTGTCGCCGCCTTAGTCCATGTAAGAGTACCATGAGAAGCCCTGTTAACCGTAGATGCAAGGCTTGTTGGGGCAGTAGGAGTACCTTTGTATCGGTAAGCCCCTATGTCGTTTGTATCATACGCGTTACCCTCTATATCGGTTGCTATTAATGGTGTTACGCCCTTATTAATTGTCTCTGCATTTCCAGTAAGATGGAAATCATATCCTGCAGAATTTACAAATGGGTCGGATGTTCCAACAATATCATTAGTTTCTGCTGTCATTGTACCCCTTAAGGGGGAAGATAAATAAGCATTATAATCATAGGTAGCATTTACAATACCCACTTGTTCACAATTATACCATAAATTGTTTTTTACTATATTACCACTTCCAGCGTAAAAGCCTACACCCAAATTTTCTCCGGTAATATTATATATAGTATTATTGTAAACGAATATATTGGTAGCTGATGGAGAAGATGATGTTGACGTAATTACCCCATTTGAACTGGCATATTGACTACTTGTAGAAAAGAATACATTGTTATAAATATAAACTGAATCTTCCGTCCCGCTTACCCAATCAAGTGGAGCAGTTCCGTCAATATCTTTAAATATGTTATATCGAATAATTAAATCATTAGTATTTGTAAATTGAATACCAGCCCCATGAATGGTTATATTATGAAGCCTTTGAAAATAATTGTTTTCAATAGTTGAACTATCAGTATATGATATACTCCACATTTGACTTGATGAATCGTGGGAATAACAATTCCTTACTTGAGCATTAGTTACATAATTGCTCGCAATACCAGCTATAGCGATACATCTTGCTGCTACTTCTGTATCTTCACCTCCAGTTGTTATTTCAAAATGTTCAACAAAAACAGAGTCGGCTTGAATAGATAATGAGGAACCAGCCTCAAGAACAGTTTTATCTATTTTAAATCCATAAACTGAAGTTGAGTCCGAACCTGTTCCAACCTGTCCGTCTAAAAGAAAACATGGGTTAAAAAGTATTATTGATGTTGTAAATATAGCCTGTTCGTCTCCGTAAATATTAATCCAACCCGTTTCAGTTCCGTGGTCAGCGATAGTAGCCTTTTTGATATTTACAAATGCGGTTGTCCCTGCCGTTGAATCAATCTGTTGACTTCTTGTCCACCAACCACTATAATTACCATCAGCATAATAATAATTATCACCTCTTACAAATATTCCGTAATTTGTACTATATCTTGGTATATCAACCCATGCGTTAGTCCAATCTGCCCCTGTCCCTGTTCCGGTTGCACCTGCTCGGATATAATGATTAGCCGCATGGGATTGATTTACCGCTAATAAAATTAATACAAGAATAGAGAATGCAATTATTCCAAGAAATTTTCTGACTGTCATTAATATATTCTCCCATCTGTCATGTTTGCGGATGGAAATCGTTGCCCTTTTGCGCGCGTTGCATCCGATTTGGCCGTGTCTTGCCAATAGATAATTACTTCCATCGGGTTACTCCCCTGTTCATAGGCATAAGGCGATATATATTTCCCTGCCGCAGAAGCGATGTCTTGAACGAATATTCCAGCATAATCGTTTTTTGCAAACGCGTAACTACCTCGCCACTCTTTATAGGGAGTTGATATATCGGGTGTCAAGAACCACGTGTCCGCGCCAAATGCCTGTGTTACTGACCAATAAATATTATTTGTCGTAGAGTCTGCCAATTCTGTTTTAAAGGTGTTTGAGTCAGCAATAGCTGGGGCAGTAGCCCCATCTGCTAGTTTGATAGAAAACGCCACAGCTCCTGATGTTCTCGCAATGCCATTATAGAATCGTACTTTCACGCTATCAATCTCTGACACTTTAGCGCTGGTAGTGTCTTGTACACTCAAATATAACGTATATCGCTTAGCTGTATCGGAAAGTACATCTCCAGCATTTACTGTTTTAGGTGTTCCCGCGCCAGTAGAAAAGCCTCCGGAATAATAATGACAATCACGAGTTGCCTCAGCCACCCGTAACGTATCAGCATGTTCCGAAGCACTTCCGATATTTGCCAATTGAAGTATAAATAAAAGAAATATCAGTTTTTTCATTTAACCATCTCCCAACGTGAACCCAGAACGTCTGCTTTATAATGGAATCCCAAATCTCCATATAATGCTTCGAACGTTCCGGTATCATGCGAGGCATCTCGTAATAAAACGCCCACCAATAGACTCGATACTCCGTTAGCATTTGTTATAATCGGTATATCTCCTAATGCTAAGAATTGATGTTTATATAATGTTCCACTTCCCGCCTGTTGCGCCGATAACGTATCGCTTGCTGTAAATACAAACGTACTATCAATTGCTCTTGACATCCAAGCTATTTTAAATCGCACAGTTCCGGCATTAGTAGTTGACGGCATCCAGTGAACATGTGCGTTTAAATTGGTGTTAATTTTAATATCATGCGGTATCTCTACATGGAAAAATAGACTTTCATTCGTAGTGGCATCAAAACTAAAAGTTTGTCCGACACTATTCCATTCAATTATATCGGGTTTTGATGATACGGGGTTTCTAATAGCTGCTCCGGGTCTAACAATTATCTCTTTATACCATACCGCCGAATCACCTATTGCTGTTACCCTACCTTGGTTATTTATTTCAAGGTAATTATTACCCCCAACCTTAGTGGAAGGCAAATTATTCCCATAAGGATTATATATTGTCTGTCCCATTGCCATATACGGTATAAATAAAAAAAATACAATATAACGTAACATTACCAGACCTCGGCTTTCCCAATCCTTATCCATTCTGAATAATTTGTACGACAACGGATTAATACCTTGTAACGCCTATTATGCAAGAATGTTTTACCCGCAACAAAAATGCCTGTATAAGCCGTCATTGTTGCTCCTCCCGTAAGACTGATATTATATGCATTAATTATCGTGTCCTGCGTTGCTGTTATAACCCTGAAGTCAACACGAACAGAATCTTTATTTGAGCAAGCCAACCATATTTTAAAACTATCAGGATTATCAACAGTCGGGAAACCTGTAAATCCAAGAAGCAAACTATCCTGTCCTCCGGTTGCCGAACCCACGGATTGCAATAATATTCTCCATGCCGTATCAGCACTTGCGGAAACAAATGAGGATTTATCCCAACCAGTTATTGAATCGCCAGGAGCGGTTAAACTATCTACCGAAAGGGTTGAATATAAATCCCAATGAGTAGGTAAACTGGATTCATATATTTTAAATCTTGCAGTATCGCCCTGTACCAAAGGTCTTGGATTGGCCGCACTGTCAGGATAAGCAGAAGCAGAAAAATCTCCTGTACCTGTGCCTGTACTATTTGAATCATCCCACCCACTATCTGAATAAACTATTGTAATAGTTCCGGCGATAGCGAACAGGGATATTAACAATATAAATATCTTTTTCATTTGTATTAGTCCCTGTTGCGGTTAAGGATTAAGGTAAATGTTTGTGGGTTACTTACTCCGCCAGCGCCTGTATTATTTCTAAGTTTGAAGTACATCGCATTATCTACCGGAACACCAAGACTACCAGTGTTAAAATTGCCCACACTTATAATATTTAAACTATCTACAAATGCCATTTTAGGCGCAATCCCTGGCTTCTCATAGTATCCGGCATACCAAAGCAGTGTACAATTAACTGAATCTGAAGCACAGCTAGCTACTCCGAATACGTTATTATATTTCCACGGTGCATAGTATATCGTAGAGTCGGCGTCGGTTTCGCCAACCATCGTAAAAATTCTATTATCAAGACCGTAGGCTTGCCAAGAATCCCAACGTTTTATCTTGACAGGGTCTAGTGTAGTGATATTGGGGTCTAGCCTCTCGTTGTTTAAAGGAATAGTAAGTGTTGATAAAGTGTCGGCATTTGATTGTGTATGGGTAGAACCCTTCAATACTCTTATCATCCATTTATAACTAGCGTCTGGATTAAGTCCAGTAACATATCCAGTGTAATGTTTACCAATTCCCCAAACAATTCCCGTGGTATCGATTGTCGCCACACACACAGATGAATCGGCTGAAGAAACTACGATTATACTATCATATCCAGCAGTTGCTACTTGCATGTCGAATTGAATCTTGATTACACTTACTGGAGTATAGCCAGCAATGGGAGTTGACATTACAAAATTGATCGGAGCAGTTGCCCCGTAAGCCAAACCAGTCATAAGTAATCCTATGACAATTGTGATAAACTTTTTCATTAGTTTTCCCTCATCTCTCTAGCTTTTGCCATGGAGAATTTTGATGGTTTATTTGCTTTCTTGACAGTAATATTTAAACTCTTTATTGTTATCAATGGTATAGCTCCCTTCGGAAGTAGCCCAGCCTCTTCTTTAGATTTAACTCTATTATTATATTTAACGACTGCTTCCATGATTGTTTCCAAGTCACCGCGCTTTCTATTTTCGGCAGGCTCGTTCATATAGCCCTTGTACATTGCGTTAATATCAGCTCTCTTTTGTACATAATATTGTACAAGCTTCTTGTCTTGAAATATCTCTTCCTTGATGCGCCCTATACGAGTTGGGCTAAATCCAGCAGTCGTCATGATCGCTTCATATAACGATGGCTTAACCTTCTCGTCTCCATAAAATATAGGTGTATTTTTCTTTGTCGTCAATCCTTCATTATATTCTCGATAAGACCTAAGTGGTGAACTTAAAATCTTAGGTGTAACTTCCGACAGTCCTCTAAGAGCTTCACCTTCTTTGAAATACCCATAAGCATTTTGGGCTTTCTTATACAATGCCATGGGAACCATTGATGAAAGTGTAGGAACTTGTACGCCTACGCTGTTCCTAAATGTAATTCCAGAGAAACCCACCATACCATCATGAGTAAATGTACCCAATGCCGGACTTATATCTTCCATCTTTCTATAGAAGTCGGCCTCAATATCATCAGAACCTAAGAGTTTATTGAGTATTGGCGCAATCAATGGCTTTAATATATAGTAGGGAGGAAAGCCTACAGCGCCCGCTAAAAATACTGGAGCCATAGACATAAGTGCTACTGATTTCCAATCTTTCATGCCAGCCATTCTTGCTATACTTTGGAAATAAGTATGTGGATATTTCATGAAAATCAACATCATATCGGCTGATTTGAATTTTTGGACTACAAATGGTGCATCTGATTTATCATAGACTCCATTGGCAATATCACTTACTTTCTTAGCGATATCAAATAGAACCTGATCCGCGCCAGTGACTTCAATAGAAGCTTTAGGTGCCTCGCTCATCCCGTATGGAGTCTTAATTTTACTTCTGTTTCTATAGAATAGTTTAGCCGACTTTCTTACTGATTCCGTTAGTTCTGGCGTAATTGTTCCAGGCCTATTGGCCTCAAGTATTTTAAGATTCTTATAGTAGTCAAAATATTCCTGCCGCTGTTCTTTATTAGGATAGGCATCAAAGTGAGAGATATCTAACTTTCCTTCTTTGTCCAATTGCTTTAAGTACATATAGTTAAGTCCAATAGAGGTCGCCCTTAAAGCCTTTTCTGACTGCCCGAATATCCACATTGATTTATCGACAATTTGATTCATCCATCTAGAAGGTTGTGCTCTAACAACTGCTAAAGCATCTTGATTAAATTGAGCTAAGTCATAGCCGTACAATGATATAGTCTCAAATAGTCCTACCCAATCCTTGTTCTTGCGGCCCCAATCGGAATCTATCTCAAGTTTCTGTCCCGGCTTTAAACCATTTTTAGCCACAAGATAATTCGTGTATTCACCCATAGCCTTAGCGAAAGCCTTGGGGTATTGTTCTATTGGCATGTGTGCGTAAGCAGAGGTAGCCCCAGGAATCGAAGTCAACGCAGCGCTGAAGTTCATAATAGGACTATAAACGTTTGCTCCTATGAACATAAATGTAGCTGCGGCTTTTATGATTCCCATAGTGTGGTCAAATTCATCGGGTTGCCTGAGTAAATGGTAGACATAGGTCATAGACTCATTATAGAGTTGAGGTTCTTTGGTGGCAGATAGAGCGTTCTCTTTAACTTTCCTGACATACTCGCGCTTTTCTATCGCCAGTCTCTTGATATATAATTGCGGATCAATTTTCTCATCTTCACCCATAACATTATTAATAGGTTTGACCCCATCAACGCCAGCCAAAATCTTAAGTATGCGTCCCCACATTCTGGCTTTCGAGATTCCAGCGCCAGTGCGACTTGCGGTTTCAGTTACTGCTTTTACGGGGTCAGTCTCATAACCCACCCATACATCGATTCCAGTATCCTTGGATCTTGAAATCTGAGTAGACCTAAATCCTATGGCGTTCATAAGGTCAGACATAACCTCAACCGAACTCAAGATGAAATCATTAAAGACAGCTTCGGTATTACCCGAAACCTGATTGATTGCAGCCAAGATTGTAGCTTCAGTATTAGCCTCTGGGTTAGCGAGCTTCCACCCCTCTTGGTGATTTTTGGTATTAATAGGCCAAATAGATTTTTTGACTGTCTTGCCATTTTCGAATCTGCCTAATTGTATTCTAGCAAGCCCCATAACAATTTTCATTTTCTGATAATTGGCTTGTATCTCATTAGGGTCACCTTTTAGCGTAAACACTAACCTAGTCTCTGGTGCGCTTTTCCTATTAGCCGTCTCTTTTGTGTTCTCTGTAACCTCACTTACATTGAGCCACGGTATCGATCTTAAGTCATCATAAATTGTACTATTATGTTGAGCCTCAAGTCTTTCCATAATTGTCTTCATGGTTCCGATAAGGCTGGCCGTAGACCCTATTGCACTAGATGTGGACTGCACATTCTGTGGCATTCTCTCATAGTAAGATTCGGTATAGCCCTCGCGTTTCATTTTAGCCGCATCCCACTTAGCCTGGAATTCAAAACTAAAATGTCGACGATAGGGATTTTTTTCATTAATGACACCTTGTCTAATAAATGTAGTGATGGTATCGGCTATTGTCGCAACATTGTCTTCGGTTAAATTAAACCTACTGGCTAGTTCAGCTATCTTATCACTACTAAAAACCTCGCTAACTAAACTAGACTTTCCTTGAGTACGATATCTAACTATCTCATTAATTAAAGCTTTTTCATTGTCCGAGCGTTTATTAATCTTAGAGCCTTCGGCACCAATAACCGCATCTCTATATTTATTAATCTCGTCTATACTTTCTTGGGCTAGCTTCAATGAACCATCTGGATTGGTCATGAGTTTACGCGCAATCACAGCGTACTTACCACTGTCCCTAACTCTAGGAAAGAAGGTATCTGATAAATCATTAAGCTCATTACGAATTTCGGTGATTGTCTTGCGCTCGAACCCACCGTCGGCTGTAGGTACATCAATTTTAAAATCCTTGACGTCCATAGTGCTCCCAGCTGATGCAATAATTTCATCAAAAAACTTCATTAATTGCCCTAAATTATCATCAAGCATTGTTCTGAGGTACTGATATGCTTCAGCTTCCTGTTGGGTAAATCCGTTTTCAATAGCAAGTTTCATATCAAAGTTATGCTTGATTCTTAATCCTTTTAATTTACCCATGGCCTTTTCAGCGCTATCAATACCTTTCCTGTTAGTGAAGATTTTACCTTCTAATTCCTTGGGTACGGGTTCGGTATCGCCTACAATTTCAAAAACATATACTTTATTTATCTTATCTTGGTCGACCTTAATAGCATTGGCCTTCATACCCTCATAGACCGACTTGAATTTCTTCTGTACATCCTTTAGTCTATCAATCGTCGAATCTTTGGTGTTCTGATAATTTACACCTAATGTCCTGCTGGCTATATCTATTTGCTCCAATGGTTTATCTGAGGCTGCGCTAAATAATTTATGTCCAATCACCGTGTTGTCGAGCCAGAACGCGGGACTTGATAACCAAGCCTTCCACTGTGAGCGAGATTCGGCATCAGGTCTCTTATAGTCTTTATTAAATAGGTCTGCCATTGCGCCAATCCTAGCCTTAACCTGGTCTTCGATACTTGTACGTTTGGCCTGATTATTCATAGCAACTACTTCTTCGACTTGCTCCGACGTGGGATTGGTATTGTCTGTTTCGGACAAACTATACTTAGCAATATTTCTGTCTATTCTTCCATTATGATTACCTTCACCCCAAGCGCCATAGTCCTGATTGGCTACACTATATTTATATTGATTAGTATCGTCGCCCCCGATTCCTTTATAAATATTTCCAGTCTGTATATCTTTGATTACATTATCAATTGTTCGCTCATAAGTCTGACCAGTGCCATTTATGAAATCAACAATCCAATCTATAATTTTCTGAATAATATTTCTATCTTCAATAATTGTTTCGGGTTTAATAATTCCACTCGCACGTCCCTGTACGTATCTAGCGCGGTGCTCTTCAGTAACAGTTTCAATTGGAATATTGCCCCTAGCGCTTATTGTTTTATTTAATATCTCAATATCTTGATCGGTAATTGCCCCAATGGTTTCCCAAAAATGATAGGCTTCGTGTGATAATGTCCAGACTGCTTTATTCTTAGTACCTTGATTTCTACGAATTAAAATTTGTGACCTATACTTGCCTTGAGTCGTGAACACTCCCATAGCAACTTTGCCCTTAATGTCATCAGAATCATAAGAGACTTGAGCTTGCATAGTGTTAATGTCTATGTGTTCAACATTCTCAATGATTATTGTATGGCTACCATATTTAACATAGTAATAGCCATCATTACTTAAGCCAACATAATCAGCTTTGGGGAAATTTAATTTAACATCCTCTAATGTTACGCCTTGTTCCACTGGATTGCGAGGCAAAGTTGCTAATGCCCAGATTTCAGATATTCTATTACCCTCAAGAATAGGAGCGAGTTTGGAGCTAATATCCGACTCAGGATTGTAAGACTCAAACTCCTCTAAACTATATCGAGTCTTATCGTTTATAGATTCGCCCTCTACTCCTGGAGTGGTTTGCTGGGCGACTTTAGGAGTAGATTCGCCAACTGACTCAGCCACAACATCTTCGACTTGATTTTCTTGCGGGACAATTTGTTCGGCTTCAGTTGGCTCCAAATTGTTGCCAACCGGATTAACTTGCAAGCTTTCCTTGTTAGTTGCAATTTCAGTAGGTGTCAAATTGTCACCAACTGGATTTTGAGTTGTCTGTTCTGTGGCAACTGGTTCTGATTGTAACTCTGGCTGTGTAACTATACCCTTACTTCTCTTGATATTAGCAAGAGTCTCATTGGGCAAAGCTTTATATAGAAATTTTCTTAACTCAATCTTTAAAATTTTTGGCCCAACCCTTAGGCTTTGCGTAGATTTTTTGTTGGCAATTTGAATAGCATTATATAACCCGAGCCTACCCTCTTCGCTCAAAGTATCAACTACATTAGCCACATCGTCAACTATACCACTATCTACATTGTCTTTGTGCTGAACCACAATGCTATCAAGTAATTCCGAATTCTTATTATTTTTATTAGATCTTATATATTCTTTAAACGCGCGTTTAGTTTCGGTCTTGCTGGCTTTATCTACAGTTTTGCCTGTGATTAAATTATATGTGATCAATCTAATATCATTGGGCTGTGAATCAAGTTCGGCTTCAATATCTTTAATGGGAGTAGTGTTAACTCTGGTCGTAATATTATCTAAATTAGCCTTAGCCTGTTCCTGTAAAAGGTCATCGCTATTATCTATTGGCGTCTGGTTGCCGAGTTCTGGTACATTCCTGCGAGTCATATTGGCATAGGCGCCAAGAACTTCGGCATCACTCATGTCTGCTATTTCCTCAGGAGCTATGCCATTTTCAGCCAAGAACATCGCTGCCTGTTCGGGCTTGGTGATTAAATTAGCAGCCTGTTCTCTACTGAATCCAGATTCCTGTAACGACATAATGGTATTTAAATCATTAATCTCAGGGCCTGGGGATGTAGGTATATTTAAATTAGTAAACTCTACCGGACCACCCCACCTCCCAGTAGATGGCGCAACAATTGAGTTCTTTTTCAAATCCTCAATGCTTCTATTACGCTGAATCTTCCCAATACTATCGGCGAGTTTAGTCTGCCCATTAGTTTGAGCGTGAGCCTGTAACTCATCTAAATCAGCATCAGTTAGGGTTCCGTCACGATAAGCAAGTCTAAGTGAAGGTAATATCCCAATAGAGGCTTCGGCTTTCTTTAACCCAGTTTCGGTACGCTCTAGTTTACCACGTTTAAAAACAGGGGGTAATTGTTCAGGAGGAGTATCATATCCATTCTCGGCAGTCCTGTTTATAGATTCATTTGTTTTCCCATCTATTGCCGTAATAATATCTGTCTTAAGCTTGGTACGTTTCTCTTGAACCTTGGCGTCAGCTTGAGTTATAGCTTCTCGTTTAGCCAACTCTTCAGATTTAATTCTATCTGTCTCGGCTTTAGCTACAGCTTCTTTTGCGACTCTCTCACCCTCGATGAATGTATCATCAGCAAGTTTGGCTTTATCAACTATCTTCTGATATAAAGGGTGCTCAGGCTCGACAATCAGATTAGCTGTAGCTTCTGCGCCACCCTTAGTTCCCAGTGTTTTGACGAATGAATCTATACTTGAGTTAGTGTCAATTGTTTTAGCCAATAAAAACTTGGGTATATTGGGATCGGTGGGAACAACCTTACCCTCAGTGTCTTTTTTTATAGCATTATAAGCGCCAACAACTTCATCAATTTTATTATATATATCAGGATTAGCTTCTTTGCCAACAATATCTCTACCCTTAAGTAAGTCCTCGGGCTTGGCTCCACCTGACATCAGGCCAGTAGAAATATTATCTACAATCTGCTGAATCCTTTTGAGCCTATCTTCACCCTGAAGTTTACTTAGTTCTGATCTAATCTCGTGGGTACGCATCATATTCATACCTTGACCATAGGCTCCAAACGCTCCACCCATTAAGAGTGATGATATTGCGACAGGGGCTAGTTGGTCTTTGAATGTACCTGAGATTGTGGGAGCCTCGGTGCCATATAGGTCGGCATCCATCTTAGCTTGGTTATAATTCGTGTATAGTTCCGTGGCCTGTTCTTCAATTTGTTGAGCCCCTAATGAACCCAAGAACTCTCTACCACCTTGAGGGATTAGAGATATCGCAGAATCGGCAGCTTTAAATAAACCTTCGCCAGCCTTAGTTTTCATTGCTAATTTAGCAGGAAAACCTATAGCAGACTTAACGCCCTTACCTATCCACTCTGTACCAGGAATCATTCCAAATAAGCCCGCCGAGACTAGATTACCAACAGCTTCAGGGATAGCTTCATAATTCGCAAACTTAGATGACTCCGCATTGTAGCCGCCTGCGTCTAATAAATATTCCCACTCATCGTTATTGAGACCGGTTCCGCGTAAATCTTCCATTTGTTTATTAGCGTAATCGAACAGTTCTGACTTCCTGATATCACGCATAGCGCCATAGGTTGTAGCGTATGACCCACCCAAGACAGCGGCGGGAGTTACTATCTTACTTAACATCGTAGCAGTCTTGGCCCCACGCAATCCGCCACCAAGAATAGATGCAGCGGTAGTCATGCCAGGAATCAACGCTGATGCAAGCGAGCCCGCGCCTAACGATGCGGCCATAGGGGCGATACTATAGCCGATACTTTGAGCTACTTGAGGAGCAATAGGGTGTCCGGCAGCAATAAGACGCTGGGTAGCCTCTCTTGCCTGTCTGTCACGGTCTTCAATAAATGTGGCTTCTAAGGGCGTGGTAATTGTAGGGTCTTGAGAACCTGGTAGTAATGAGCGTACAAATCTTGAGGGTGTAGAGATAGCTGTATTTAAGGTGATGTTAGCTAAGTCACCCCAATAGTTTGTAGATGGAATTATATCGTTACCCTGTGTTGCGGGCTGAGGATTATAGTTTAGATATTCATCTAATTTCATTTGATACCTATCTATTTTATAGGAGCAACATTGTCTCCAAATATACTCCAACGAGTATTATCTTTTTCTACAGTTTGTGCTGGGCGTCCAAGTCTAGCCGACTCTCTGGATAAGGCTTTCTTTATAGCCATGTCAGTTATTCTATCGCCAGTAAGCTGTATAGCTAATCCCTTATTGTAGTCATTAACAGCTTCATGTACCATAGCCCTTGGACTCCTATTTGTCCAATTAAAACTTCCCGCGCCTTGAGGATTGGTATACAACTCGCCCTGAGAATATCTTTCAGCCAAGGCGTTTTCTCGTCTAGCTTGTTTCTCTATTTTATCCTTCTGCTTTATGTATTCCCTTGTAGGCAATTCACCTGGAGCCAAAGGGGGTATTGCTGACATAGCGCCTCTACTTTGAGACATGTCTGATTCTTTACCTTGCATAACAGGAGCGCCCTTCATTTTAGCATAATAACTATAGGTATATGTGGGGTTGCCCACACTATCAGGAATAGGCTCACCAGTATTCTTATCCCTTATGATATCTAATTTCTGTCCAAGTTCCCATTTGCTATATGGATGCTCTTTATTCCATTGCCTTGTATCTATTCCAGGATTACCTTTAAACATTTCAGCCATTGCATTGATTTCTTTAAATTCAGGGTCTTTATTCATAGCAAAACCCTTTACGACATCGGTAATATCCTGTCGCATATTAAGTATATTGGAATCATATCCAGTTGAAGATAACCCTAGTAGTCGCAATTGCTCCCCAACTGTAGGATTCTCAGCTTCCCATCTTGCCTGAGCTTCACTTCGACCAGCTCTCGATTCAGCTATGCTTGCATTATACTTAAGAGCATCGGCATTAAGTCTAGCTTGCTCCGTGTTAGTATTAGCAATTATGCGCCTATCTTCAAGTGCGGTACCAAGATTAGTTTTCTTAATATCCTGCTCAAATCCCTTATTAGTCATCGCTGCGCCTTGAACCATCTTACGGCCTTCTATATCAGCATTTGCTAAACCTAAGGCCTGTTGAGATTCTATCTGTGCGCGTTGCATTGCCATAGCGTTATCAGCTTCACGCATCTTGCGCTCGTTGGCTTTTGCTTCGACATATCTGTCAGCTAAATCCCTAATAGTTTGTTGGGTATTACGTAAAGCTCCAATAACTCCATAGGATGTATCATAAGGTGAACTATTGTATGCCATTATATAACCTCATATCTATCACCATTTAAACCATTTCTTTGCGGCTCCAACTAATCCACCAATTCCTGCACCTATTAATGAACCCACGCCTGGAACAAACGAGCCTACTGTAGCTCCGTATCCAGCATAATCAGCAACCCTACGAGCGTTCTTAGATTTTAATCCAGTACCTAACGCTCCTGTAATTCCACTAATAGCCATTGAATAGGGGCTGAACCCACCTTTTAATGCACTTTGAATTCCTGTAGTTAAAGCTCCACCGAGTCCGCCAATGACTGCACGATTCTCAGCATTAGGTTTGCCACCAATAGCGGACACAAGCCCAAGCGCTGTACGACCACCACCAAAGCCCGATATACCAGCATTAAATCCTTGACCCAGCGCTGATGGGGTAGATGCTCCTGCTGTTTTATAATACTCGGAACCATATTCTGGAGTTGTATTATATCTCATCCCTGAATCTATATTAGTATTAAACTCGTGTATAAGCCCAGACGCCCCAGCGGGGTTAGCTCTTAGAGCTGGTTCCGTTAGTGACCATGATGGTTCTGGCGCAAACACAGGGCTTGTTCCTTGTGTACCTTCTGACGTAGTCCACCTAGCCAAGCCAGCAGAATTAAGATTCATAGCGGGGGTCATTGAATTAAATGATGTTGGTAACGTTCTAGTTACGTCTGGCATTGGAATATTAGGGTTAGAATAATACGAAGCTGGAGTAAACCTATCGGTGCCCCAATTAATAGCTCCATTAATTCCTCTACCTATATTCCTAAACCCAATAGCTCCAGCGCCTTGTAATCCTAAGTTCCCAAGTTCGATTAATTGTCCCTGTCTGGCTTGCTGTTGCTGGGTATTCCATTGTTCTAGCGCTAATTTCTCTTGCCTGGCTTGTAATGCTCTCTGATAATTTTGTGCATAAATATCAGGTAAATTATCCGCAGCAGTCGTAAGATATTCTTCATAAGGCCTATACTGTCTATTGAATATTGCTGACTGTGGAGTAAATTGGGAATTGAACCCCTGCATTAAATCCGATGAAGGTGTATACATTAGTATTGTTCCTCCATGCCGTAATGTGGAGAAATTACAGAGCGCTCCAGTCTTGGGGTAATCACTGACTTAATTGGAGTATATCCACCGCCACCACTATACTTAGGAACCCTTAAACCAGGAATAGTCCCAGGCTGTTGGTATTCTGACAATGGTGTATCTATTTCAGCTTGAGTTCTATTTAAGTAATCAAGCATCATCGTCTTGAATTCTTCAGGGTATTTATGCATAAGCCCAACTGCATATTCTATTTGCCTACCAGCTTCGGCGTCATGTTCTGAAAGTTTTTCTTCATTCCGTTGAGCCTTTAATGCACCAAGTCCAGCCATCCCTATTCCGCCTAATGTGGTAGCAACAGCCCAAGGATATTGCTGTTTCTCTGCATTGTATGCACGTTCTGCCATTTGGTTTTGGAACTCGGATTGCCTAACCCTATTCTCCATATCAATAGCACTAGCCAATTTCTTGGCGTCGTACTTAGCCTTCAATTGTGTGATTTCGTCTATGTTAGGAATAGCTTGTCGGGATTGAGGAATTGACAATGCCATCAATCTCTGTTTACCGAACTGATAATCATTCATAGCCATTGTCGTCCTTTTCGATAATATACTACATAGCTAAATTTATAGCAATATAAAAGTTTATATTAATTAAGCCCAGAACGCTTGATAGAAAGTCTACTACCTAGATTATTAATATCGTTCCTATTATTCAGTATGTCTTCGGTATTTTTTTTAATATTAGCATCTATGGTAGAGAACCTGTCTTGATTAAACTTGTATTCAATTTCAAGTCTATATTCTATTTTAGCCACACGTTCAGCGTAGCTACGAGCTTCCATATAAGAGCCTAAAACGTAGAAAATCACAGCCATCATAATTCCAATTATAGTTGTAAATGCCCAGTGATAGCGTGATTCTATACTATCTTTCTCCTTCTCTTTAGTTCCAATACATTCATCTTTGGACTTTATGATATTATTTTTTTCCTTAAGAAGTTCAGTTAAATCCTTCATGACAACAGCGAAGTCATCCTTGTCCAGTACATATTCATCTTCACCCATTTTATTCAGCTTTCTCTCTGACTGGCGTTAGCCATTAAAGGTTATATTAATTTAAGTTATCTTTGTCTAAGTAAAGCTCTCTGAATAACTGGAATAGTATCGAGATAGCCATAATTGTGGGTTTGGTCGTGTATGATTCTATATAAAAACTGAGCCGATGAAATTGCGCTGGTAAGTTAAGTGATGTGATTAATCGACGAATACGATGAGTCTCGGTTCCATTGGTTACATACATTACCTTATCAGTTGGTAACACTGTATTTATATTCGTGCTACCATCATTGGTTGTAGTCTCCGCAGCTAATTTACCATCCTTGTAATAGTCTACTGTTAGAGTCCCGGTCGCGTCTGTCTTGAAGAAGGTTTCCAACCTGCGGATGACGGTTTGGCTCCATAGGTCTGACCCGAAAAAAAAATCAGATGTCGTGAACTTGGGGGTTACCTTATAGCTGGCAGACTCACCCCAAAGAATTCCATTCTCTGCGCGTAATAAGTAACCATGATAGTGACTACCAGTCATATCTACATACGACCAAAGATAAGTATACTTAATTCCATTGGTATCTTGTACTTGGATATTACCATAAGGAAACATGTAGGTACAATTATTTTTACGCCATCTATTGCGTCCTATATCATATATGAGCCAAACATTACATTCAGTAGCGCTGGATCCAGAAGGTATTATGAGATTCCATTCATTAAAGTCTTGTCCGTACCAAGCATGAGAAACAGATATATATACAGAGGGGATACACGTTGAGGTTTGGTAGGCATCAAAATATTGCGATACGTCATTACCAATTGGCATTATAGTGTTATTGACAAACATAACTGGCCCCTTATCTGATAACCACAATACCACATTTTGTGCGGGAGAGTCTTGAACTTTAAATGCAGCCTCTGCTACCGTGATTGTATTAGGCGCAGGACAACCTATAGAGTTGGATACTTTATGAATCTTGAAACTATCTTCTCCAGTCGCGCTAGACCCCATAAGCATGTGGGTTTCATCGTTTTTAAAGAATAAGGCTATGGATTCTACACTCAGCCCATACTCTCCAAACAATTCACAAGCCCCAGTTAATGCAGTGTTGCTACCAAATTTCAAAGAGCGTTCATTGTAATATCCACTGGAATCAGCCCCATTCCATACGTCAGGCGCATTAGATACTGAGTAATCGACGCGATTGTATTCTTTATCTGTAACGCTTCCACAGAGCATAGCCCTATTACGATATTGAAATGGGAATACGTAATTATTTTTTAATACATTATATTTTGGGACACCCCAGATGCGGCTTAAGTACATAGTATCGAATAGTGTTGTATGGGTTGCGTCAGTCCATACCATCTTATAATAATATCCTTTTACCCCACCATATGTTGTTGGGCGCTCAAGGGTTCCTGCTGGGATGGTGAAATATATAGCTCCATCTTTTCTAAAATTACTAGGACTTACAAATGTAGTGTTGTATTCTAAATCAGTAATTACCCAAGTAGCTCCATTCCAGCAGTATATATCACATACATGCATTTCATTAGACTTCTCGGGAACATTGAAATAAAATTCTATTGCAGTGGTGGGTTCATTAAATCCAAATATAACATAGTCGTCTACTTTTTCATTTATGTTATCTATACTAGCGTCCAATATACCAGCCCCAAACGGAACCACTATAGGATTCACTACAGAAGATGTATACCCAGATGCACCAGAAACTTCCAATGTATAGTTTAAATCATTATACCCATTGGGAGCAACCTTGGATAAATCGGCATAAGCAAATCCAGAACTAGATAAATCTTTTGTCAACCCAATCTGAGCAGCGAATACAGCAGAGCCTTCAGACAAATCTATCTGAACAATTCTATCGGAAGACGCTGCACAGAATTCAAATCTTTGCCAAGCGTTTCTCCATACAAATAGTATCCCAGTTGTACTGAAATGGGTGTTTATTTGAGTTTGTATTTCAGTAGCTAGCGCAGAGCCGTTTGTGTATGTATCTGCTGTTATATCCATATCAGCCCAGCCAGTACCGCCACCAACCCACGTAGCTCCAGCATCTTCAGACACACGCATTTTTAATGTACGTTCTCCAGCAGCGATAATCCATGTCCCATCATATTGCCTAAATAAAAATCCGATTGGTATTCTTGGTACGCCATCCCATATATTCGTGACCCCAACAGGAGCTTCATAAACTGTGATATTATATATATCAGAATTAACACAAGCTGAAGTCATAATATAAAAGTAAAGATACTTGCCATTTATGTATATGGGTTGTTCGTCAGCCATTCCAGAAATAGTTATTGTGCCATCTGTAGTTAAAGCTACACCATTAGTCCTGGTAGTATCAGCGCTTAGTGTAGATGCTGTCCAAGCAGCTCCATTCCAATACTTAAAGGTAACATTAGACGCAATAAAATCAGAATCCCAAGCTAACCCCGGCGTACCACCCCTAGAAGTAGTAGTAAATCCAAACAGCGCACAACCAGTAGATACACCAGTCCCTTCATAAGTTAATGTTTTATCATCTCCAGGGCTAAATGAAAATAATCCTATCTTAGCTCCAGTAGTGTTAAACACAACTGTTATAGTCGCACAACTTAATCCTGCTCGCAATAAAGCTTGTAGTGCCGCAGCTAACGTTGCGCCAGTATAGGTACCGGCAGTCAATGTAGCATTATAATAAGCTGTGCCACCCCCATTGTTATATGAAAATCTCATAACATTATTACTAACTGTTACATCAAATGGGTCACTAACAGCATCTTTGTAGAATTTAAACTTAGTCGTCGGTCTAGTTGTGCCAATCCAATAATACAATTCATCAGTTACGCTATCTGTTATAGAAACAATATTAGCTGAGTCGTGTAATGAGTTATTAACTATATCAGTTAAGTTATAAAAATTTTCATAATTAGTTGTAGGTGTAATGGTAGAACATTTAAGAAATGCAGATATCTCAGACTCATCGCCAGCCCATATATAATTCTGTGATTGGTTACAAAATCCTATTGTATTATTAGGCAACTTAGCAAATCTGCCTTTTGCTTGCCCAGTAAGTGTGCATAGATCAGTATACCCGACACCATCGGCATTAGGAATAGATAAAGTTTTATACTGCAAATGACTATTGGTAGCTGTTGTATCTTGAACTATTGTATAATTAGTTCCATAATTTGTTCGTAATTGTATACCGGATTGAATCTTAGACTGTATGGTTGTCGCATCGGTTGTAGTAATTAGTGTAGTTCCACCTACGCCCTCAAGTCCCCAGTCTGTGTATCTAAAGTTATCTAGCTCACTAAAGTTCTCTGCGCCTATCATCATAGGGTCACCCTTGGCAATCCATTTACCTTTACCTAAGTCCATATTAAACTTATCGAACTGTAGGTCGTCGGCTTGAGGAAGTTGAGGATTGAGTTTGGGTATGGGGCGACGCTGAGTTACATTTAAGTCTTGAGCCTGAGGAAGTTCGGTATTAATATTAGCTCTGGGTTTAGCTTGGGAAACTACTAAATCTTGAGATTGAGGTAACTCTAAATTAAGCTTAGCACTACTCTTGCCTTGAGTTATGTTAGTATCGTTAGCTTGAGGAAGTTCTGTATTTAGCTTAGGAGTACGGGATGGCGGAACTGCCGTGGTCTCATTTCCAGATTGAGGAAGTTGAGTATTAAGTTTGGGTATAGATTTAGAAGCCCTAACAATAGTGTCGCCACCAGCATCAGGTAAATTACGAGTCAATCCATTTATATTATCGTTAGGATTACTTTTAATTTGCCTTACATTCAAATCCCCGGCATCAGGAAGATTGGTATTAAGATTTAAGGGAGACTTGACTTGTTTTACAATCTTAGTCATGATTCTCCTTAGACTTGGGTATCCTGAATCTGAGTGTAATCGGGAATATAGCGCATGTCTTTAGAGTGTGGTCTATCCCAATCATCGGTAAGGTCTTGACGATGGAAAGCTACACCTTGAAGAAAACTTGAGAGATGGTAGCCAGCCTTTTGATGCTTGCCTGATTTACAATAGGCGCAACCCAGAGCATAGTCTAGGATAACATGGTTCCACACATCGGAGGTCGGGGAAATCCCAGTAATGGCATCACCGTCTGTGGCATAGGCTGCATTAGCTGCGGTACCCGGGGCTTCAACTGTATACCAAACCATTAACGTATAACCTGTGTCATTAGCTACAGCAGCAGCACTTGGCAGGGGATAAAGATAAATATTATTAGCCCATACTGCATATTGCCTAGGTGCAGCGGCAGTAACATCTCCATTCTGACCCAACTGATTAAGCGTAACTCTCTGCAAACCTATATCAATTTCGTCGGCAGCACCTTCAAGACTTACTAACGACACACGCAGAACTTTCATTGGATAAAGCGTGGCATCTATTTTACCAGCAATTGAATATATACCCGTACCCGCAGTCATTGTAATTGCGGCACTTTTTACCCTATAGGTCTGGCCTAATATTGAAGCCAGTCTAGCTCCATATTCAAGCCACTCTTGAAGTTCTCCATTTGTATATGTAGCGGCAGTAGGTTCAGCAAGCCTTCGTCTTAACTCAGCTTGGGCTATTGCCAGTGTTAAATATCCAGCCATTTAATTCCCCTTTACTTGGTTGTCTGAGTATAATCGGCTTGTTTTATCATATCCCAAGAGTCAGCATACTTATCTGAATCTGAAATATCCTGTCTCATAAACATCACAACGTTACTAAAGAACGCCCTGTACATTGCGGACTGTTGAAGTTTGCCTTCACGCTCTAAACAACGTGATACTGCGTACCAGACCAAGATTGACTTAGTCCAATCCATTAACCCGGCGACATCGTGTGCAGTCGCCATCTTATAGTAGTGAAGTTTAAATACTGTGGTTGCAGCAGGATAAGGATAGATATGGATGTTATTATTATCGTATGCCCACTCTATTGGGACACCCTCATTACCTTGGTGATTATGGCCAAATTGTCTCAAGTCTGTTTTGGTTAACGCTATGGGTGAGGCTGTAGCAGCAGCCAAATAGCTCACAACGGATACTGGCATTATAAGATCGGTAATTCCATTTATCGCACCCCAATAAGAATTAGTCCCACCAGCGTCATAAATAAGAATTGTTGAGGCACCAACATCAACCGACCCAGTTACCGAGTGTTCAGCAGTGGCCTCCCAGAGCAATCCAATCTTACAAAGTTCCTGTGCGGCTTCGTCAAGATACACATCAAGATCTGCATCTGAGTGTACCATAGCCACAGGCTCATTAATCAGCCTTCGTGTTGCAGTCTCAAGGCTATCTTCAGTATAGAATGCAGTTCCTGACCAAGCCATATTAACCTCTCTCTATTAAGTTATATTATCGAATTTCTATGTACCATGGGTCTACGATTAAATATAAACCCACGTTGTGAATCTCTACGGGCTTGCTTCCAATATCTATTGAAGTTCTGCCAATGCATACTAGATGAACCAAAATCCCTTGCCGATTGTTTCTCTTGCTGTTGAGCTAGTGCTAATCCATATTCAATTAAGGCGGGATGATATCTGGCAGGAATTACGGGGGTATCAGTCGTTGTTAAATCAGCAGTTGGCATATAGGCGTAGTCTACATCTAGGCCCTTATAAATCGTATAATCAGTTATATCCGCCCAAGCTGAGCCGTCTCCTATATCTCCTGTAGTCACTTCCCAGTACTCGGCATAGTCTGCGCCTGATGTAGGTCTTGATGCCGCAGCACTTGTATGGTCTTGTATACATCTATATACATGTACACCATCTGAGCCCTGAATTAAGCCTGTACCTAAGTCGGCATCGGCTTCAAGTGTGGGATAAATTCGAATTGTACCATAACCTTCGTGGTCAGCAACAATAGCCATGACATCTAAGCCCGTCAAGTTGCGCCAGCCCGAAGGTAATTGTGAGTCAGCTGAAGGTGTCGTGAATATAGGAATTTCAATACCATCAAACTCCGCCCGATATATCATTAATACATCCGATGGCATTGAGAAAGTTTTGGTATTAACCGCAAGATCAATCCTATCATGTTTACGAAGACAATGGGAGTTCATTATAAACTCCCTATAGCCCTCATTAACAAGACTGGTAAGCATAGATGGTGACCAAGTAAAGTTGGCAGGGTCATTAATCTGTAATTTTATTCTTTCGATTATTGTCTGGACAGTCATGTTGTCCCTTTGAGGTTATTTTCTAAACTTTCCCTCTACTATTACTTCGATAAGTTCCGGTACTGTCATATTTCTATCAGCTTTTTCATCAAACATGTTTTTGTACATTCCCATAAGTTCGCCACGAGAATACGCAGACAATGTTTTCTTAAATTCCTCTTTCTCTAGTTCTTTAGATTTATCAGAATTATCTGGGGATTTTGGAATAGGTGGTACAAAATCATCTTTTTCGTTACCGCTTATTTCTCTGGCATTATTTAGGACATCAAAATAATCTGATGTTGAAATATGATTACGGTAACCTTTAATCGCTTTATTCCAAGTATCTACCGTCATCCAATCTGGTAAAGGTTCGACATTAGGTTGCCCAGCCGCTACTTCTGTATACATTAGTATATGCTTTGTGCCTCTCACGTGTAACAACTTCATAACGTCTCCTTGAATGAATTAAAAGGGGGTAGGATTAGTACCCCCACGGTTTACGAAAGATCCATGCAAATCACGATAATTCTAAATACACCATCGGCAGCGCTAGCCGTAACCATCTTGAAGTCAATGGTGTCGGCTGTGGTATAAAGTTTACCGCCACCAACAGGAAGACTAAAGGCTGCGTTAGGAGCAGTGTCAACCTGGAGTGAAGAACCCTGTGTTGCGGCTCCAGCATTCCAGCCTAAACTTGCGCCAGTTGCGCCATCAATGTACCCATCAGGATTATCGCCATCACCAACTTCAATATCAGCCAATACTGCGGATACGGTTGTAACTTTCATGTACACGCCGAGAACCAAGGTATCAGCCGCAATATTAAAACATTTCAACACGTCGTTGGCTGCAAAAGCGGTAACCCCAAATTCGGTACAAGCATCAGCAATATTAACTGATCTTTCCATTTGGTAAATCCTTCCCTGTGAAAGAGCAGGGAAGCCCACGCCATACACCTTATCTGTGGTGGTCTGGACATAATCATAAGTTGTTGCCATTTAAATATCCTTTATTAAGTTTATGTTAATTTCTACCTTTATGCAAGGGTAATATACAGATAACCAAGCGCTGTGTCTTTAGTGACTTTATAGCCATAGACCTCAAGGCCACGAACGATATCGCCAAAAGTATCGCCGTTCCTAACAGTTTCGGTTTTAATAATCTGAGATGCAAAACTAATAGCATCACGATGACCGAACGGGCAATACCAAGCTGTAACACCACTGGCGTCAGATGCTGTAGCTAACTGATTTGACCAGTAAACCTTGAAGCCAGCAATATTATCACTAATCTTGCCAGTAAGTAACGGAGATTTAGCCTCACCAGTAAGGCTGGCATTTTTAAGGTCACTGTTTTGAAGCACGCCCAATGCCCAAGCAGGGAGAACTATCCACCTGTTATCACCAGGAACGTTCTGTTCATATAAAACAACGCCACAGGTAGTAAGAGTTTTTGTCGCATTAGACTCAGAGAAAACCAACGGGGCACCAGCACTTCCGAGATCGTAGGTGTTGGAAATCAAACCAGCGGTACTGCCATAGTTATCAGCGTCGGCTGAACTGTAGGTATTCTGAAGAATATCGGCATCAATTGCTTCAGCCATTTTCTTGCCAGCATCCGCAGTCTGGATATCAACCATAGGAAGGTCAGACTGGAACTCAATAACATCATCGAAACCAAGGGTGAAAGACTGTGCCTTATCAACATAAAATACAATTGGCGTTGATGTGGCCTGCTGAGTTTTAAGAGACTGTCCAGCACTAAAAGCGCTAATTGTAGTTGTAGGGATTGTCCTAATTGTTACTCTGTCGCCCTGACTCTTAATATCCTCAGTAAAATCTGTATTACAAATATCAAGAGCTACGCAATTTTCGTAATACTTTATCTGTGTTTTGGTTGAGAAAAACTCAGGAATAAATGCTGAACCTGTCTTGGTATGGTCAGGGACGCCAGCGGCTCTAGGAAAACCAGCCATGTTTGATCCTTTCTTCTTAAGGAACCTAAGTTCCTCTACGCCACTCTACCTTCTTTTACAGCAATTTCAAATTCTGCCTGTTTTGCCCTTACCTCCTGAAAATTAATTTTATGATTCTTGTAATCTTCCATCGCGCGAGTTACATAATTACGATCTAACATCTTAACCGTTTTTTCTGCAACAGGCGGTGAATTATTGGGACGATTAACTGGGGCTATAAAAGCATCAGGATTAGGCATTTCAGAATTACCAATATCTGGATTGGATATAATATTGGATACATCATTTGGAGTTACTATATTTAAGGTATCGTTTGCGTTTGGGTTTAAATTCACGGGAGCTTCAATTAAAGCTGACCCGACTTCTTTTATATATGTATTAAATATTTTAGCACAACGTTTAGCATCATTATTATTTACGCAGTCTTTAAGAAACTCTTTACGGGGAATTTCAGAAAAAGTATCAGGCTCTTCTACCCATGCTATAAATTCAGAATTAGTATTAAGCTGCTCCCAAGTAGGGCAAAGCTGATCCATTTTCTCATAGAAGCGATCTCTTACCGAATTGAGCGTGACTGTTTTAACATCATTGATGTCCTGAGCGAACGGGCTGAACTTAGATTCAAAGTAAGGCATGAGTTTAGTATTTACGAATTCAGATAAAGCAATTCCGATTTCTTGTTTAGCTGCTCGCCTAGCAACATCCACGAAATCAGCAAAATCTTCTTCGTCTTTAGGGGTAAGATATGTATTCGAATCTAGCTTAATCCCCTCGGTTTCGATGGGTTTGGATTCGGAGACCTCAACTTTCTCGGATAACTTAGGCTTAGAAAGTTCTACCATGTGTCTATTGGACTCAGCGACCAGTGTCAATAATTCATTGATTTTAGCCTGCTGTTCCTTGACGGTCTTAGATAGTTCTCCAACTTCAGCATTATATTTACCAGATAAAGTATCATACTTATCCTTATAGACATCGTGAGGCTCGGGAGTAACTTCGGGTTTAGCATCAGGCTTTTCTGGAATTAGCTCGGAAACAACATCCACTTCAGGAATTATCTTCTCAATTTCTTGGATTGTATCGTTGTCCATTATAGCTTTCAATTCCGCTTCCTTAGCCTCGGTAAACTTCTTCATCTCATCGTAACTTTGTTTCCTTGCCATTTCATAACCTTTCAGAAGTCCCAGTGCCAGTCTCTTATTAATTTAATAAGGCTAATCGTTGGGGTGTTTCTATTAACTGCGCTAAGATACATCAATATTTAGCAAACATGGTTTGCTTAGAATAATATAATATCTCGCTAATATTAAAGCAATAGAAAAGTTAAATTAATTACACTTATATACAATTAAAAAAGAGGGGCTATTAGCCCCCCTATGATTTGATTTATTTGGTAATATGAAAATCAACTAATACACCTTCAAGTTTAGCTGCGGTTGAGCGGGCATAACCCACAGGTTCATAAACTACAGAACTCGACCCGGCCACTTGAGCCATAATTGAGCCAGCAGTTGTAACACTGCGAATAACCTGAGTACCCACGCCAACTGTTGCTGAATTACCATTAAGAACAGCACAAGGCCCCCAGGTCTGAAGCCAGAAATAATAAGATGCTGTAACGGCACGAGGAGCTACTCCAATTACAATATCGGTAGGAGTTGTAGCTGGACTGGCAATTACTTTTCTGTATTTATTGGGGAACACTAATACTTCAGTGTCGGCTGCAATCGCAACTTTTATGGGGTCATAGAGACAGATAGCACCAATAGCGGAGCCAGCAATTGCGGCATGAGACTTAATGCGATAACAATGTCCAAGAACCGTACCTGTTCCAGCTTTAGTCGTACAGTAATATCCATCCTTAAGGACATTTGCCGCAAGTCCATTTGAGCCAGCAGTGACATAAGCTACACATGAGCCAGCGGTTGCGGCGGTTCCAGCAACCAGCTCTTCGCGAGTCATAAAGCCAGCGCGAGTATCGCTAACCATTGTAGCCGCAGGAGTACCGTTGGCGCTAAACCCAAATATAGTTTTGGCTGTTGAGGTTTCGTCTGGATTTGGAGTATCGTTAATTAATAAAAATCCCCAAGTCGAGCGGGCTGACGGAGTAATTGTAAATTTACCATTGGTTTGATTAAATGCTACCGTAGCTGTGGCCGGAGTTAGCGCGGTATCAAAACTAGATTTCAATGCAGCACAAAGTTCAGTTGGAGTGTATGTGCCCGCAGCTATTGTTAATGTATATTTAGTCGCATCATCGATTATACAGAACTGGTCATTCGATCCTGTAGTAATTGTAATTGAGTCAGCGATAACCTCAGGATAATCAGCCTGAATCAGATTGCCAGCAACCAACGCTGTCGCTCCAGCTTGTGCATATTTGAACGTTCTATCATAATATTGAAGTGTGGTTTCGAGCGGGTAATTTTGGTCAATACTCTGTTGATACCACTTTTGTTTCATATCGTTGGCCAATTCGATAAAGCTTGAGCCATGATCGGAATATATTTTACGATCTCCGCTCTGACTAATATCGCCAACGTAAAGGTCTTCATAAAGCGCCATGTTAATTTCCTTTGCTTGGGTTAGTTTAGAGAGAGATTTTAAGTTCAGCCATGAAACCTTCGGAGTCAGCAGGGGTAGAGCGAGCATAACCAATATACTCCGTAGCTAAACTTCCTGCCCCAGCAACCTGAGCGCCAGCAGCGCCAGCAACAGTAGAGCGAATAATTTCCTTGCCAACTGCAATTGCATTCGATGTTCCGGCTAATACACAAGCAGGTCCCCAAGTCTGGCACCAAAAATAATAGGCAGCCGTTACGGCAATTGGAGCAACTCCAACAACCGAACCCGTAGGGGTTGTAACAGGAACCTGAATAACGCCCTTGTAGATATTCGCAGCTATACAAACTTCCGCATCGGCATCAACGACAGCTACCAGAGGGTCATACAGATACACCTTACAGGCCACAGCATTAGTTAAAGCGCCATGAGATTTAATACGATAAGTATATCCGATTGTCGAACTAGCCCCGCCAGCCTTGTTTAAGATTATATAACCGTCTTTAAAGGTGTTGGCGGCCTGTGCAGTTGTGCCTGCCGTTACATAGAGATAATTATCCCCAACGGCTCCGGCAGTACCAGTTGCAATTTCAATCTGCTGTGTGGTTGTAGCCCCCATCAAAATTGCCGACTGTAAAAGATTGCCAGCAACAAGATTGGCTGCACCAGCTTTGGCATACTTAAATACACGATCATAATGTCTTAATGTTGTACCCAATACATACTTCTGCGAATAACTCTGCTCATACCATTTCTGTTTGGTGTCACTCGCAAGTTCTACAAAACTTCTACCATTATTGAGCTGAATGATCCTGTCGCCAGTTTGGTTAAGATCGCCAACATAGAGGTTTTCGTAAAGTCCCATTGTTTCATCCTTTGTTAATTGTTACGCTTAATAGATTCTTCTAGTTTAATAAGTATATCTTTAATTGCTAAAGCTTTACCCTGAAATTGACGAGAGATCACATCGCTCTCTTGGACAGTTGAAAGCCTGAGATATTCTATTTCTAAATCCTGAAGATAAGTCACGAACTCTCCACCCCTTGCGCATTTATAAATCGCTTCAAATGTATCTTTAAGATTCTGTGTATTCTGTGCCATAATTATCCTTTGTATATTATGATTGTCTAAAATAAGACGCTGACTCGCCTCCAGGTTGACTACCATCAGGCAAAGCTTCTGGTGGTGAGTTGGCTGGAGTACCTTGATTGTTCATGCCACCTTGATTAAGACTGGGTGAAGCTTGTGATTGCGGCATCAGGCTTGAAATAAATTGCATAACCATCTGGAGTAATGCATCGGGAGGAAGTTGCCCCTGTTGTGTCGCCAACATCGCCTGCTGCATACCCTGCATGAATTGGTCGTATTGTTGGAGCCTTTGCTTATCTTTATCATTGGCGTTAAATTCTTTTTCTGACGGCAGTATATAGTCATAGGGCAGATTAAGAACTTTTAAGCTCTCGCGCATTAAACGAAATATACCCAAGCGTCCCACTATATCTATATAGATTGGGTTAGTAGACAGCATGTTCATAAATTCAGTAACGCGAAGCTGGAGTTGCTCTTTCTGCATTAAGACGGTAGCGCCGTGAGCTGAAACTCTAAGGTCTCCTTTGATTGAGTCATCAGGGTCGAACACCATGTTATAATTATACTGGTCAGTGATACATGGTTCTATCCAATCTTTATCGATATGGGAAATTACAAATTTAATACCGTTATTGGCATTGTTCATAAGCATAGCAAGCCCGCTAGATGTTCTGCCGCTGCCCTGTATATTAGTTGAGCCGTACATATACGATGGAATTCCAGTATAATCTGATGCCTTCATTTCAAACTTCTCATAAATTGCCATAAGTTCTGCGGCATGCGAATCTATATTAAAGAACTCCAATGGTTTAACGTTATTAGACCAAGAGCCTGTAGTTGAATCAAAGTACCAGACTTTCCATGGATACATCTCTTCAATATTAGTATCTGTTTCAAGTTTACTGATATCCGCTATAATCTGGGGGCCAGAACATGCTGATTGATTGTCTACTAGTGCACGAACGGTTGAGTTACATACAGCTTGGATATCTTCCATAATTTCTGGCAATCCTCTACCCCAATATGAACCCGGCGCTGACTCAAAACTAGTTTTACGATAAGGTTTCTTTGCCATAGGATAAGGATTCAGTACTGCTTTAATTACATATTTTCCGATTTTCCATGCGTTGATTTGATATTCTTCATTCGCGTCTTTAATAATATCGTCTGTCATGCCATAATCCAATAACATCTTGCCGGAACAACTGCCCCAAAATTCAATTGCATCTATTGTCGGATCGGGAGACGTTACACTATCGCTGGCATCACGACCCTCTGCATCTTCTTTGTCATCTTGTTCCCACATCCAATCATAAAGTCCGCCCTCGGAATATTCATTCAATGCTGCACGTATTGAGTTCTCATCATATCCCTCTACGCCTATTAGCGCAAAAAGGTCACCGCGAGTTAAGCGATGGTGTTCGCATTGGTAACCGTCATCAATTGATGTTGCAGATGGCGAAGGATACATATCTAATGGTGACGGCGCATAATGATATAATTGAACAGTTTGCTTGGATACGGCCTTCCATTTACTAGTAGCCGGGTCTTGCTCCCATGTATTTGTAGGAACTCTACGCGCAACGGGGCCTTTAATAAATCCGGCTTTATAAGTGACAAGATTATAGGTAGCATCATCTAAAGCTTTGCGCCATGAGGACTCTAAGAGTTGGTCTGAAATCTTAGACTTCATTTTTGCGTTTGCAATTTTAGCTTTTTCTTGGATAGCATCTAGAGTTTGAGAATGTAAAGTGTTAAACATCTCAACTTGAACATTGGGGTCACCCATAATCTCAGGATTAGCTTCGGTCGCAGCTATTACTTCGGCTGAAATCTGAGACATAACTGACGGATTAACATCGGCAATTGGAGTAGGGTCAATATCCCAAATATCTTCGCCCAAAATATTGCGAATCATACCCTCGGCAGCACGACATTTAACTGAAGTTATTCCCATAAATACTGCGGGCTGACCTGTATTTTTTATTTTCTGAAGTTGTTCGTCGGTATAACGAGAATCACGCTGGAGCCTGGATTTGTGAAGCTGTGACTGAATGTCACGCTTTGCATCCCTTGCGGCTTCCCAGCATCTAGATAGGTAAGCCGAGAGCTCTTTAATCTCTGGCAGATTTTGGGTCTCTTCAGCTTTCTGGTTTACAATTTCGCTTAGTTTGGCTTTAATCTCTTTTATATTTGATGGAACCACGGGTGGTAATTTCGCCACGGCATCACGGATACCCGACATATCCCTAGGTTCTATTGCTGGTCTTATCATTGGCATAGATAGTCCTTTGGTTTGTGATAATAATATAGCACATCATGTCTAGCAATGCAATAGAAAAGTTTATATGCAACGTTTGTTCATGTGTAACTAGTAATACATTGAGCGAGTTACGGTTCGCTTAGGCTTTACTTTCTCAGCCCTTCTCCCTACTCCAGTACTACGATAAACAAGAGCCATAAGCTTCATGCCATCGTAAGCATGAACCTCTGGACCCTTATGTGGGGTATTCTTCCATTGCCCATTCTGCCTATCCCACCCTCTACGGAAAAGTTCTACTTTGGCCAAACCTTCAGTACATTTAATTTTATCAAACCAAGCTATGCCCAAAAAATTACGTGTAGCATTTATTCCTTCAGCTAATGGTATAGCTGGATAAGGTTCATCAAATTTAATACCAGCCTCAAGAGCAGATTGCCAGCGAGTAATAGGCTGTCCAACCATAGAGCGAACTTTAATATCATGCGGAGGAATATGGTTGGCATACCGATAACCCAAAGCGTCTCTCTTATCCTTAAGAATCTGAGCATAATATTCCCATCCGGCGTCATTGCTTTCAAAATAATCTATAACGTGCGGCTCTCTGCCAACCATTTGCCAAAACCATATTACCATAGAGTCATCTATCCCTAAATCCCAAGCTGTATATACTAAGCATCCTGGCTCAGCGGGGACATTTGTGATTCGCTCAGATTCACGCATTCGCCTAAACTCTTCTGTAAAATAAGCCCCCTCAACAGTTTCTTCAAAACACTCTTGCTCGGTTGATGGCGCTTCTTGTTTAATAGCATCGCCATACTTAGGCACCTCATTAGCATACCAAGCCTTTTGACGACGAGTTAATTCAATACCGTGTTCTTTTTTAAGTTTATTAAAGTATTTTTCGAGCCACGGCGCTATTACAACTCCAGAGGGGTCAAGAACGTTATTGGGATTTTGGTGCCAAGCATAAAAAAAGTATTTCATTTGGAGCGGGTTGGCTATTTTATTTTTATTCTTAACGTACCAATTTTTACGATTGTCGGGAATATTAACCTTGTTATTTATTTCTATATCATTGAAATATTCCACGTCTTCTGGTGTAAAACTATAGCCACCATTAGTAATTTCTGCACATAAATTTTCATTTTTCCACCAAGCCGTGTCGTATATAAACCCTTCATCCCTTCTAGCCTGCCCCTCTTTACAAAAATCATAGAATGACCCAGATTGACCCTCAGCTGTAGATTCTATAATTAATATATTGCGCTCATGTACGGTAGGGAAACTACCAGATATAATCTCTTTGGCTTGAGCTGGCGTCTCTAAACATATTTTACCAAATTCAGAAATATGCAAAAAATTAATTGTTTTTGAACGGGCAGACGTGTCAACGATTACACTAGACCCATTGGTAAATTTGAGGACACGGACATTATCTTTAACAGTTTTTCTTAAATCTTTAATTTCTTTAGGAAGAGAGTTGTATACTGACATAACCTTGGTGTCAAAAATATCTTCCGAGTCAGGGACTGTCTGGGCAATTATGCATACGCGTTGATCGTCTGTCCATAACGCCAAATCAAGCCCGATTAAATCTATAAGTGTAGTAAACCCATGCTGACGAGATTTAAGAATAATATCCCAATACCACATATTGCGGTAAAAATTTTCCTGGATAGGATTCATTTTAAATGATACTTTCCTACCATCCTTATCCACTACCGTATATAAATGATTCAATCGCCAATATTGGTTCCCTAATAATCGCCTATACTCAGCCTCTACATCAACACCTGAACCCAAAATAGTATCACCCATATCGACATTAGATATTATCTTTTCTATAGCGTTACTACCTAAGTCAACCCTTGACATGATTCACCTCGGGTAAAAGTTCGGCATTCACAATTGTCTTAGCATGTTCTAAAATGTGCTTGGACTCTGGAGTAACTATGGCGTCAAATTCCTTTATGCCTAATTCGCGCTGTTGCATCATATCCATGCTATTATTTTGTTGAGAGATTTGTGAGAGAAGTGAGGTTAAACTAGATCCGAGTTCAAGTTTTTGTTCCACTCTATCTGTCCAGCCAAAGAGATTCTTCATCGAAAAAATCGTGACAGTTTTATCGTACTTGCCTAAGAGACCGTTGGTGAAAATAATATCCTTTAAACAGTCCTCTGCTCTATCCCACGCCTCTTTAAAATCTTCATGGGTCTCGCACCAAGACTTGATTGCTCTGGACGGAATACCTATACGGCGGGCAAACCCATAGAAGTTAGGCGGGTCGGTAGGGATAATTTTAACATCTACGATATTACCATCTTTATCTGTGAGTTCGAGTCGCTCGTAGGAACTGACGTCGAAGTATTCTAATAGCATTATAGCGTACTTAGGATTGTATTCATATATTGCTTTTGATTTAGCCATTTAACCTCCATCAATTAGGCTGAAAATATTCAATATAACAATATAATCAATTGCTATTATTTTAGCAAGATAAATCTTTACACCAAGGATGATAGAATTAAATTTTCTCTTGACAATTAAGAATGGATGTATTATATTTGTTTTGTCAATGGGGTGGATACTTCAGCACCAGCCTCCGAACGCACCGGCTATGGGGATAGTTAGTGTTCGGGGTTAGTCGCCTGAGGGCTCCACCCCTCTCACTAATACGCCGGTGCAATTTACGACTATTCACGACTACTAATATAAGGGGAGGTTATGCCAACAAAGTATAAGGGAACTTGTTTACAATGTGGTAAGTTGTATGAGGGTACTGGTCGCCACTTCTGTAGTAATATCTGTCGTGGCAAATATAATATGAATGTAGATGGCGGGGGGCATGCTGTAATTAAGGCGCCCGTCGCAGACAAAACCAAATCCGAACCTGAGTATATTAAGAAGGGTGTAATATTAGATAAAGATACTATTGGTTTTATCAGAACTCATTTAAAACGCGGTGTATATTTAGATTATCTGGAAAAGAAATTAGAACTGTCTCGTAAAGATATATGCGGTATGATTGATAGTTTAAAATCAGAGGGATATATACTGGAGTGGGATGAGGATATGGCTTGGGTTAAATCCAGGTCTAGTGCGATTGCTAATAATGAGGCTTATCAAGAGGACTGGAACGGCGAGGAGATTATTAGATTCGGGATAGTCTCGGATACGCATATAAATTCTAAATGTCAGCAACTCACTCACCTTAAAACTATGTATGATATATTTAGAGATGAGGGAATCAATACTGTATATAACTCAGGTGATACTGATGATGGATGTAATATGCGAAGAGGCCAAGAGTATGAGAAATTTAATCACGGCCTAGAAGACCAAGCTAATTATATTATTACTAATTATCCTAGTATTAATGGTATTACAACTAAGTTTATTACCGGGAACCATGACTTGTCTTACTTAAAATCCTCGGGTGCCGATATTGGAATTAGAATCTCATTAGTTCGTAAGGATATGGTTTACTTGGGGCAACTTAATTCCACGGTTTATCTTACTCCCAATTGCAGAATGGAACTTAATCATGCTCTTGATGGATCAGCATTTGCTGAAAGCTATGCTGCGCAACGACATGTAGATGCAATTATGGGTGGAGATAAACCTAATATATTAATCCAGGGCCATCATCACAAAGCTATCTATTTTCCATATAGGAATATACATGTTTTGGAAGCGGGTTGTTTTCAATCAAGGACTAGTTTTGAAGTAGGTAAGAGAATTAGAATTGCTGTAGGAGGATGGATCGTTGAGTGTAGAGTTAAGGATGATGGAACTATTTATAGAATCAAGCCCGAGTTTATTCAGTTCCATAAAATGATTGAGAAGGATTATTGATATGATGATGCATGCAAACCGTGACGATGCTTGTATTGTTTGTGGAAAAGTTATTAATGACAAAGAAGGTATATTGAATCCATATGCCTTTGGAATTTTCTGTTCCAGTGAGTGCTGTAGCGAGTATGTTTACAATTCCTATAAACATGACAGAATAGATAAAAATATATCCACGGTTCATGTTGATAATATTAATCACCCTAAGCACTATTGTCAAGGTTCCATGGAAGCAATTGATGCTATCGAGGGGTTAGGATTAAGCTACCATGAAGGCAATGTATTGAAGTATTTATGTAGACATAGGCTTAAGGGTGGAAAAGAAAGCTTACTTAAGGCAATCTGGTATATTAATAGGATTATAGAGACTGAGTATGATACTATATCTGACCCGGATGGTGTATTAAGGCAATGGGATGATAGTGTTGAAAGAGGCGATACGGTAGAGATTCGAAAGCTACCGACCGATTCTATGTATGACGTATAGCTATAAATTAAACCCCAGAACTTTCCGACTATCCTGGGGTTTTTGTTTTTCTTGTGTACTATATCCACAAGGCAGTTCTAAATTGAAGCAGTAAACGGGTAGCAATTATAATATAATATATATTCATTATTCTGTCAATACAAAAATAAGCCCCACCTATATTGGGTATAGATGGGGCCAGGGAGGAGAGATGAGAATAAAGGAGTAATAAAAGGAAGTACAGCCTGAATCAATAATACTAATATAATACATTTAAATTAACTTGTCAAGAACTTTATGTGGTTACAATTTGCCTGATTAATCAAGTGTAAGCACCATCTTCCCGCCATTAATCAATTCCACGGGTGGTATCATTATATTTCCATTAACGTCACCAATTCCTAAATCATACAAATACATATTACCTTTATCTATATCCAGATCGCTCATATAAATCTTAGCTACTCTGACGTCGCTATCGTCTGTTTTGCAATCACGCTCATAAGCCTTAATTATAATCTCATCATCAGTTTCGTTTGTAAATTCATACGGCACCAAATTCAGTTTACCCAATAATGTTTCTATATCACCTATACTTAGTTTCAATTTTAAATGCACCTCATATAGCTGGTAATACCTATAGGGATTATTCATGTCCGGTACATCCCCCTTTTAATAACTCACGCTCTGATACATAGGAGCCATCAGATAAGCCATAGTAGTTGCCTGTGTCGGTTATATCAAAGTAATCCACGGTAAGCTTAATACCATTCCACTTGACCTCTGTCGAGGGTGGATACATTACTTTGAAGTATTCCTCTGGTTCCATATCTCCCATGCCTTATCTTTACACCCCTCTAACAATTCAACTATCTCGTCATTATCAGGAAACTTATTATCCTTGTGGCCTATAAGTAATCTCAGTAGTGAATCAAAACTATAGACATCCCTGACAATATCTGACTTCAATATATCAATACCATACTTTTCGTGTAATAGTTTCTGGGCTATAGATCTAGTGTAAAGTAGTATTATATATTTACCTGACTCAGAGGTATCATCGAAAATAATTTCCTTTGGCCTATGGTTCATGACAATGTGTAAGGCTGTTTTATAAGGCGACTCTACTCCGCCAGTCTCGTTTTCAATTTCCATACTCGCAACATTCCTAGTCTTGCTAAGTGGGCCTGCTCTTTAATTGTTAGCGCCCTATGATTCGGATTAATCTTGGGCTTCCTGATTACCTTAACTCTTCTATATTTTCCACACACCAAGATGCCAGCATGCTCAGGAATCTCTGAAATAAACTCTAGTAGCTCCTCTGGGATTGCAAAATATAGAGCTTTAATAATCCCTGGCGTATCCCTTTTCCACTTACGCTTAGACTGGTCAGCTATTAAATCAGACTTACTTATCTTAAGTTCAACCTCGGTACAATATCCCAATGGGGTCATAATAAGCAAATCACACTCATGAGCAAGCCCCATGCCCCACCAGATATTAGGAACTATTAAATTAACTCTGGGACGAAAGTGCTTAACAATAGCTAGTTCAAGCTGGGGAGTTGTCAAGATCGCTTCATCCGGTTACAAACAAATTTCACACAAACTTGGGGTCTCTCGCCATACGCTGAACATCTTAAATCGTCAGTATTATTCTTACATCTAGTTAGGAATTGCATATAAGCTCCATTCTCGTCCTCGCCCACACTCACGTTTTCATGAAGTTCCATCCAGTTCCTGGTGTCAGGATTATCTAAGATATCAGCGCTCATGTAAACCCTTACGCTACGGCAACATAGCTCCCGCATGTCACATTGTACATCTTCACAATTAACCAATATCTCTCCCCCTGTTATTAAATCTCATAAGTAAAATATCCTCAATATCATCATTCTCAATTCGTAAGTCCGTAGTACTTTTCATCTGAAATTCTAATGTCCCAATAAGATATGAGTTATGTCTGAGTCTATGAATCAGCGCTGATACGCTCAACTGATTTAGATCTACCATAATCCTCCTTTAAAAGAACCCCGCCGACTGTTAACAATCCATAACGGGGCTCCAACTCTTTGTACACTAGGTACATGAGATTTATCGGAGCAAAATTTCCCCAAATTTTTCATTGAGCGGACTAAATTACCAAGTAGTATTCTGCACGACCTCGATACATGGGTGTTACCGCTGAAACGGTTTTAATGCTGATACATACTACCAGCGCCCATGGGTAATTGCTCGTCATTTCAGTGTCCGATATACATTGATTCGCCAGGCTGGCTCAATGTTAGCCTTGATAGATTCCCTAAATTATAGAGAACTCTAAACTAATATAACTAATTTAATAGAAAATGTCAAGTCAAATCTAATTCAGAAATATCTTCAGGCCAATATGTATTGCGGGCTATATATGTAACACATTTTAATATCTCACCTGGAGTATCATTCATAACACACATCCCATCTGGAGCGCCACCTACCTCAACCCCACCCTCCACTATTGACTTACTATATTTAAGACAGAGCCTATATATTCTTCAATAAATTCTTTGTCACCTTTCATATTACCTCCTTAAATTAAGCCGAATCTATCCCCAAGACTTTAGTTTAACTTCTCTATTGTTGAGCCATTATCATTAAGCAGATACACTGGCAACGAAACTCCAGAATACAATGTGATAAGCTTACCGTCATCAAACTCAAACTCTGTCTTGTTTACAAAATTATCA